GATGTCTTTCGGTGCGGGAGCGATTGCCTCATTAGCTTTTGCTGAGACGAGCGAAATACTGACCGTTGTGGAACCTACGGGAGTCTACGCGGAAGTTGCGCTGGGAACGGTAACTGTTCTTGGGCACGCCACTGTGGTACCAACAGGGGTCACGGCTGACGCTGCCGTGGGAGCGCCTACGGTTACAGGAACCGCGCTGGTTACTCCAACAGGGGTGTCAGCGGATGCAGATGTTGGAACGCCTACGGTTACGGGTACTGCCCTTGTGATACCAACGGGAGTTTACTCGACAGCTAACCTAGGAACTGTTACACTGGTATGGACAATTCATCCAACGGGTGTCTCGGCTGATGTCGCACTTGGAACTGTTACGGTTTCAGGAGCAGCGGTGGTCACGCCAACAGGAGTCGCGGCTAATGTTGCAGTGGGAACGCCAATACTGACCATCTGGAACAAGGTGGACGACTCTGCGAGCAACACCTGGACGGTTGTGTCCAAAACATAAGGAGATATAATGGCTGATTCGACGATATTAAATTTGGACCTGCAGACGACTGGCTCTAACGCCGGAACGTGGGGAACAGTCACTAATGAAAACCTGCAGAAAGTAGAAAAGGGAATCAAGGGATACAAGTCCGTGAGCGTCGCCGGAAGCGGCACTACGAGCTTGACGGTTTCGAGTGGAACGTCCGGAACAAGTGATGAGCAAAGCAGGGCCTCACTTAAATTTACTGGAACACTCACGGGAAACAAGGCCGTTGAATGCGAGGCCGTGGAGACATGGTACTTCATTGATGACTCTACCGATCGTGGGAGTGGACCATATTCACTAACCTTCGGTCCGGCTGGAGGAACGCCAGTTACTCTCGTTTCAACTACAGGATCAAAATACATTATTTACACGGACGGAACGACGGCATTTGACGTGCTCGCCGACGCAGGAAACATAAAGGCAGGTGGAACACTGACTAGCGCCGGAAACGTCAGCTTCGATACAGGAACATTTACATTTAATACTTCGGAAGGGGACTATGACGTACGATTTGCGGGCGATTCTGAAACGAACCTTCTTTATATTGATGCCAGCACTGACCGGGTGGGAATTAATACAGCTTCCCCTGGTGTGGATTTGGACGTAGTAGGAACATTCAGGGCATCAGGAAACACGGACATTGATGGCGGAACATTCACCTTTAATACGTCCGAGGCTAGTGTAGATGCGCGTTTTGCCGGTTCGGGCGAAACCAATCTTCTTTTTATTGATGCAAGCGCGGACATGGTGGGAATAAAAATAGCTGCCCCGACAAGCGATCTTCATGTTGCTGGAACGATGAAAGTGACCAGCACGGTTGACCTGGACGGCGGTGCATTTACATGGAATGAGACAGGAGCGGACCTGGATTTAAGGATGGAGTCAGAGAACTTGGAAAACATGCTCGTCTTGGACGGATCGGCGGACAAGATAGGAATCGGTGTTGCCACACCAGAAGATGCTCGGCTGGAAATTAACCAGACCGTCACGGACGGGGCAATTGCGTGTCTCGCCTTGGATCAGGATGACGAGGATCAGGAGTTTATATTTTTTGAGGGAACAAGTGCATCGGATCAAACTAAAAGTATTACTACAGAAACAACTGTCGGTGATTTAACCGGCTATATTCGGGTTAATATAAATGATACTGATTATTGGATGCCTTTCTACGCAACAAGCTAAAGGAGTTTAAATGCCACTTATCAAGATGCCATTTCAACCAGGCGTTGACAAGCAGGTTACGGAATACGGAGCCGAGGGAACTTGGTTCGATTCGGACAACATGCGTTTTCGCTACAGTCTTCCTGAGAAAATTGGGGGATGGGACAAGGTAACTAGTGACGCGCTGTTGGGTGCCACGCGTGGAATCGTCACATGGTTCTCGCTGGACGGCGACCAGTACTCCATTATAGGAACAAACAAGAAACTTTATCTCTTCGCACAGGGGGCGTGGTATGACATCACACCCACTCGCTCTTCAGGAAATGCCATTACCCAGTTTGAAACGACCGCTTCTTCAAGTGATGTAAGCGTGACTGACGCGGCACACGGAGCCATTGAAGGGGATTTTGTAACCATCACTTCAGCGACAGCTCCTACTAGCAGTTCAATAACTGACGGGCAGCTTGAGGGAGAATTTGAAATTCAATCAGTAACTTCAACATCGGTTTATGTTATTACATCCGGAGGAACGGAAGGTGGAACCGGTCGTACAGGAGGATCAGCAACAGCTGCCTATGAAATAAATACTACTCCAGCCACTTCCATTCTAGGATACGGCTTTGGTGCAGGACCATGGGGTGGCGCTTCAGGAGGTCCAGGATGGGGAACATCCCGTTCAACCCTGGCCGCTCCCAACAGCGTTCAACTGGATTCAGGAAAATGGTCACTTGATACATGGGGCGAAGACGCTCTTTGCCAGTATCTTAATGGCAAGCTTTACTACTGGGATACGTCAGGAGGACTCTCGGATCCGATGACAAATATCGCAACCAATACGACAGTTTCAAACGCACCCACCAAGAGTCGTGGAATGCTGGTTTCAGGAACGGATCGTTTCATTGTTCTTTTCGGAACGGAAACGACCATAGGGGACACTTCCACGCAGGATGACATGTTCATTCGGTGGTGCGCGCAGGATGACGTTAATACATGGGAGCCTACCGCAACTAACACGGCTGGCTCACAGCGATTGACGGACGGAAGCAGAATTATTTCCGCCAAACGTTCACGTGGCGCGGTTTTGATTTGGTCCGATACGGCCATGTATCAAATGCAATTGATTGGGGCTCCATTCATTTTCGGATTTTCACAGTTAGGTTCCCATTGCGGAACTGTAGGACTGCATGCAGCCATTGACATTAACGGTGTGGCTTACTGGATGGGCCGTGATTCTTTCTTCAAGTTTGACGGTACCGTGCTTAAAATTCCATGCTCCGTGGAAGACTATGTGTTTACGGACATTGATGAGGCAAATCAGAAGGACACCTTTGCCGCAGCCAACAGTGAATTCAACGAAGTCACGTGGTTTTATCCCACCAACGGATCGTCACAAGTCGATCGTTGCGTGACCTACAACATTAAGGAAGACGTGTGGCAAGTTGGTACTTTAGCTAGAACAAGCTGGGCCGATAAGGGCGTTTATAATTTTCCTTACGCCACGGACTATGCGCCTACGGACACGGCATCTACCATCACAACCATAACTGGACTGACAGCGGGAAGAACTTACATGTACGCGCAGGAAAAAGGAAACAACGCGGACGGCGCGGCGATGACTTCATACGTGGAGTCAGGGGACTTTGTCATTCCGCAGGCAGGGGAACATCTCATGTCGATCAAAAGATTTATCCCGGACTTTAAGAACCTTTCAGGAACGGTTAATGTTTCACTGAAATTTCGTGACTATCCATCATCAACACAGAGAACGACTGGCCCCTACCCAGTGACCACAAGCACAACCAAGGTTGACACGCGTGCGCGCGGACGGCAGGCGTCAATACGAATTGAAAGTTCCGACCTTGACACGGCGTGGAGATTTGGAACTTACAGGGCTGAAATCAGGCCGGACGGAAGAAGATAATGGCACAGATAACTTTACCACGTCTGCCGCAGGCACCGCAGGAATATGACGCGGCCCAAATTAATTCCTTGATCAATACACTGGACTTGTTAATTCAACTTTTAAATACATCATACACTCCGGAACAGTTAAGATCGGAGGACGAGGCGCTGACTTGGTTCATGGCTGACTGATGGGACAGCTGTTTACAAACGCTGTCCAGGTCTTGGGATCAGTCGGGGACAATGATGTTTACACTGTTCCTGACACGAAGACGGCAATCGTGAATGGAGTGAGAAGAACGGAACTGGCGGGAAACACTCCCAGCTACATTATTAAGATAGAGGATGAATCCGCTAACCTGTTTTATCTAACGCCTCCAATTGCTGTTGTGGCGTATTCAACCGCGACCGTGTTTGACAGGCCATTTACGCTGGGGGAAAAGGAGAAGATTGTTGTAAATACCACAGCGGCGGATGAGTTTGATTTCTTTTTCGCCATTTTGGAGAATGATCGAGGCTCAAGAAACCTGTACAGAAATGTCATGACTGACTTGACCACGACGGATTCCACGACACTCTACACGGTTCCGGATGGCAAGACATCCATCCTGAATTCATGGAGGATAACAAACACGAATGCCTTGGCAGCGGCGGCAAGCTACGTCTATGTCACCAACGCCGCAGGCACTGATTTTGTCTGGAACTCAGGAACGATCGCCGGCAACACAACGGTGCAGACAGTGAGCAGACCGCATGTCATGAGGGAAAAAGAGAAGATTAAAATTAAAGCGGGAACGGCCAATTACCTACATTCTGTCGCTTCTTTGCTTGAAATAACAATCACGGAGGTATAATATGGACAATGTAATGTCGGAAGAGATAGACCAACCCAGCATCACGCCGGAGAGTTAAGGATTGATGATGAAGAAAATACTTGATATAAGGAGAAAACATGCCTATAAATGATGACGGAGTAGTGGAATACGTAACCATCAACGGGGAGAAAGTTCCCCAGATCGTGGTACCGGCGGAAGTCACTATTACCAACACA